CTTGGTCGGGCTGAGGTTGGAGATTACGTCCGACACGTCCTCTTTGATGCCAACGGTGTCGTAGGTGGTGTACTGAGTCATTTGGGTATTTCGTATTTCTTAGATGGTATTAAGGGGCTTGGGGTTAGTCGTTGCCCGAGGTTTCCCAGCGAGCCAGGAGCGCCGCGACCGCATCGTCAGCGGAGCCGGTCTTTGAGAGACGCTGGATAGCTGCCTGGTCGCCCAGCTTCCCGAGGGGACGCTGAGGACGGGTCTTGGACTTCATGGTCCGCTTGGAAGCCGGGATGGCCTTGCGCTTTGCAGCGGCTCGGGCCTTGGCTTCGTCGAAGGCCTTGGCCTTGTGGATGAGCTTGATGAGGTTCGGTTCTACGACCTGGCTAACAGCCGCGCGGTCGAGGCCGTTGGATACGGCGTAGTCGATGACCTCGTTGTAAATCTTCTGGTCCCAACCCGGAATGTCCCGCTCCAGGACCGCGACCGCTTCCTTTGCGGCTTCGTGGACCTCGGCAATGCGGGCTTCCTGGGTTGCCTTGTGGGCACCCTCCAGCTCCTCGTTGAGGAACTTGAGGTCCTCGTAAGCAGCCTGGGCTTCCTGGCGCAGCGCGACGAACTCGTCATTGTCGAGCGTCTTGGCTGCAATCTGCCAGTCGATGTTGGCGTAGGGTTTGAACCGTTCCTGGGCGCGCTCCATGAGCTTGCCAGCGGCTACGGTGAAGCGTTCGCCTTCGCTCTCGGCCGCTTTGCGCGCCTGAGCAACTTCCTGAGACTTGCGCGTGAGGGCCTGTTCCTGACCAAACAGTCGTTTCAGGTCCTTGACGGGGACAGTGCGGTCCTCACCGTCAACCTTGATGCGGACCACGGCGTCATCAGACGCTTCGGTAGGCTCGTCAGCCTCGTCCGCTTCCTGGTCGTCGGCTTCGTCGCCTTCGTCCTGTTCGTCATCGTCCTGTTCCTCGTCAGTGTCGAGGTCCAGGTCGTCATCGCTTTCGTTATCTTCCTCCTCAACCTCGTCCCGCGAAGTCTCGTCGCGTGGGTCGGGAGTGTTTGCCCCTCCATCACGGTCGGATGGCTTTGCAGCGTCCGTCCATCGAGAGAGTAGAGCTTCGGTGGCCTCGTCCGTGGACAAAGCCGTTGCTTCTGAATCGACGCCCGAATGGGTAGTCGTCATGGTATTAGTCACCTTAGGGTATTAGATTGCGCCGAGGTCGGCGTCGTTAATCAGGTCGTCATTGGAGGCGTCGTCAGCGTTCACCTTGCGCTCGATTTCATCCTTTGCGTGGATGCGAGCGCGGAGTTCACCTTCGATGGCCTTGAGGCCCTGAATGAGGTTGTAGGTTTCTTCGCGCTTGTTCAGCTCATGGGGAGCCGTTTCAGTGATGCGCGCGTAGCCCTCAAACATGAGGGACTTGATGATGGTCTGGAGGTCATCGTTGGCGAGAAGGGACGCCGCAGCGTACCCTTCCCGCACAATCTGATGCTCCTGGTCGGAGAGTATCATTCGGTAGGCGTAGTCGAGGCCGAAGCCTTGCCTTTGTTCTTGCCAAAGAGACCCAGGAGGGACCCCAAGGGGCTGATGAGGAAACCGGGCGGGAGACTGCCCATCGGGTTCTGGCCCCCCAGCATTCCCATAGCGCCCAGGCCCCCCAGGCCTCCCGACATAGCGAGCATGAGGGGTGACATACCCCCCTGCTCCTGATGCTTGGGAAACTGAGGCTGCTGGGTGCGAGGGTCCTGTCCCGGAGGAAAGGGTTGTAGTGACATTGATTATCCGTTCGGACTGATGATGGCCGAAGCCTTCTGGTTGGCCTCCGGTGCTTCCGCCTGGGCGGCAACAGCGAGGTCCATTTCGACCTGAGAGACTTCGATACGGTTCTGCGTTTCGGCGTCCTTGCGGTCGGCGTCGCGGTTCTTGAGCATGAACTCCATCGCCTTGAACCGCTGGTCCATGTCGGCCTTAAGCTGCTCGATACCGATGGTTGCCTGAGCTTCCTGTTCGGCCAGCGCGAGCTTGCGTTCGCCCTGAGCGATGTTGGCTTCAATCTGCTTGACCTCAGCCATGAGCTTCGGGTCTGGCTGCGGAGGCTCGGTGGAGGCGGGGTCCTTGAGGAACTCAAGAATGTTCTTGTGACCCTTCGCCTCAAAGGCACGGCGATAGACGTTGCGGCGCTCCTCAGGACCGTAAAGGTGCTGGACGCCGGGGTCGTTCGCTAGGAGCTGACCCATTTCGAGGAACTCGCGGGCGAGCTGGTCGCGCTCCCCGTAACCGAGGCGGAAGTCGATGGAGACGTTGCGCTGACGCGCCCACGCCTTCGGGTCCACCGGCTTGTAAGCGCCAGCGACCTCAACAATCCGCTCCTGGTCCTCGTTCTCGACAACCAGGCGGTAGACCTCAATGTACAATTCGGCCAGGAAGTAAGCGAAGGCGCGAGCGATAGTCTTCTGTCGCTGCATGGAGGCTCCAATGAGCTTCTCCACCATACCTTCCGAGTTCTGCGAGCTGATGGCGTCCTTGTTCAGACCTTGAGACAGTCTGGACACGCCAGTCGCATCTTCCTTGTCGCTATCGAGCATTTCGATAGTCTGAAAGACGAACGGATTGAGGGGGGCCTGAGGCAGCGGAAAGATGCCGTCAGGGCGCGAGACGTTCACCAAACCGCCAATGCGGTTGTCGATGAGTTCGCGGGGGTTGGTCAGAGCACCCTTCACCACGCCGTAGCGGGGATTATTGGCGACAACCGCGTGGTCCAGAATTGAGCGGGTCAGTACCGTCTTGGCGTTCTGGATGGGGATAGCCTTGGTGGCGAAGTTCCCACCAAAGAAACTGTGCGGAATGGGCAGCGGAGCGAAAGAGCGGAACGGGTGGCGGTCCACTTGTTCCTTCTCCAGGATGACCTCACCGCTATGGACGATGCGCCACATACGGGCGACACCGGAGCCGTCCAGGTCAAGCTCGGCATACGTCTCGTAGACGATGAACAGCTTGGACGCTTCCTGAGCGTAATCCTGGCTGCGGCCGATGCCGTCAGAAATGGTCGAGAAGCGCGTCACGCGCTCCGGGTCCATGTCGAGCGGGCTATCGGAGCGGCTGAGCTGCTCTACCTTGTCCGCCGGATAGCCTTCCTTGAGAAGGTCGCTCTTAGAGCGTTCCATGCGGTGGCTAATCTGCGGAGCGTCGTCCAGGGACTTGATGTTCGGATTGACGATGAACTCCTCGGACGGGAGAACCTCAATGCGAACCTGGCTGCGGTTTTCCTTCCGCGCGACCGTCCCTGAGTAGAGGCTGGTTTCTTCGTCGAACTCCAGCTTGCCAGGCTCGACGCCATCCTCGGACAGGAGGACCATCAGGGCGTTGTCGTCGAGGTCCTCAAAGGTTTCCTCAAGCGGCTCAATGCGCTCGTCCCAATAGACCTTCACGATGGCGTTGCGTGACGTGAGGCCGTCGTGGATGACGCTGGTGAACAGGGCCGTGCCCGCGTTCAGCTCGTAGATGACGTGCTTGGTGTAGCGGGTCGCTACCTCGGCTTCCTCTACGTCCTCAGGACCATCGGCCGTGAAGGCCACAATGTCAGAGTGGGCGCTGAACGTCTCAACGAGGGTCGCCTTCATGCTCTCTACGGCGTCGAAAACGTCCGTGGAGACATACTTGGAATTGCCGCCGTGGACCGGGGCCGGGAGGACCCCGTTGTAATAGTCCATGACCTTCTGGCGCTCTTTCGAGAGCTTCGTGTCAGTGAACTTGACGCCCGCCGCGATGCCATCGCTGAGCATCGACAGAATCTCACTGTCGCTCGGCTTGCGCCGTCCTTTTGTTGCCATTGATTATATCGCAGTAATGTAGAAGTCGTCGGAGGAGACGACCGGCGTAAAGACGCCTTCGTGAATATGGTTGGCGATGGCGAGGGCCATCACAGTGTCGTCAAAGCAACCCTCCTCTGCCTCCATGCTTCCGGTGTCGGTAACGATGTAAGTGAGAAGCTCTTTGACCGTCGCTGGGTCGTTTAGCTCAAGCTCGCTATCGCGTAGGTTAGCGCGAAGCTCGTCTATGATTAGCGGCTTGCTCTTGCTGGTCGTGCGGAAGCCGAGGTTAATCGTTTCCTTGTCGTTCAGCTTGTCGTAGACCGTTTCCGTGTAGAAGTTCGGATACGCTGCGTCCTTGCCGAGCCGGGTACACGTCAGGATGCCGTGGTTGTTCGCTTCAACCGCTATGCGGGCCACGTTGTAGTGGTGCCCGAGGCGCTCCAGGACCGTAGCGAAGTAGTCAGGGTGGACGTGTCCGCGCCAAGTGGCGACCTGTCGCTTTTTGCTGTCGAGGACCTGGGCGACCGAATAGTCCCCTCCCCTAACGCCCATCGCCACGTCAGCGCCGATGTAGTACGTTTCCTGCGGGTCGTGCGGGTGGTAGACTAGGAGTTCGCCACGGCGGTCGGGGACGAAAATGTCGCCCATAAGGCCGAGCTGCTCGACGTGGTTGGCGCGGCCAATCTCGCGAGCGCGGTCAGCCAGCGCCTCAGTGTTGAACACCGGGCGACCAGTCGTGAGGAACGCTTCCTCAGGGGTCGAAGGATATTCCTGCTTGAACAGGTCGAGGCCGTTCTGAGCCACCTTTCGGCGGCGGAACATGAGCTGCTCATAGTCGAGGCCGAAGTCTGCAATCAGCTTCTCCTCGTCTGGCGTCGGCGTGAAGCCTTCGGGGACCGGCTCGCGGTATTCGCTCTGGATGAACCAGGGGAGGAACACCGGAATGTAGCCGTTCTCGCCAGTGACGGCGGCTTGCCACATATCGTAGAAGGGACCCGAAACGCCGTTAGCCGTGCTTTCGATGAAGACGGCGGTGTTGTCTTTGTTCGGGATGGCCTGGAGGAGGCCGTTGAGGTTGTCCTTGGCCGAGCTTTTAGGCCAGAAGGCCAGCTCGGACAGATGCGCTACGGTAATCGTTTCGCCTCGGCCGATTGCCTCGCCGCCAGCGGTCGCAACCGCATAGCCGCTATCGAGCTTATCGAACTTGAGTTCACGCCGGGAGGCGTACTTGGTCGAGGGTTTCAGCCCTGGAGGGCAATTGTCGTGGTAACGCTTGGTCATGTCGAACAGCGCCTTGGTGCTGTCCGCGTGGTGCGTTACGACCATCGCCTTCTGAGCTTTGCGCTGGGAGACCCAGGCGTAGAGCCAGCCACCGACTGCGGTGGAGAGGCCCATCTGACGGGCCTTGAGGATGATAACGCGGACACGTCCCTCTTGGGCGTACTGAGCGTTCACCAGCTCCATGAGGCGCTGCTGAGCTTCGTTCAGTTTGAGGTTTACAACGTCCCCATCCTTGGTGCGGATTTTGAGGGCGTGTCTCGCGTAGTAATCAAAGTCCTCTAGGAGCCGCTTACGCACCTTGAGGCGCGCTTGGTCCTTGGGGTTCATTTAGTCGTCGTCTTGTTCCGCCAGTTCGTCCAGGAAGTCCTCGGCGGTCTTAACAGTGACCTCCGACTTAGAGCTGGGCTTTGACTTGGTGTATTCGAGAAGGGTGCGAGCGACAGAGTGCTTGAACGTCTTGTCCCCAGGCTCG